GGCTATGCACCACATTGGTGCATGGGCTACCTGGGCTCGGACAATGGGTGCATGGGCGCGAAGACTGGCATAGATCTTGCTAGGCAAGAAGCGTGCCAGGTCTAGGTGAGTGAGCGCTCACTAACGTAATGCACCAAATTGGTGCATAGGGGTGTTGTTTTAAAACCACACACCCCTTTTGGGTCCTGTCCGGCGGGTCGGCGGCGGGGGCCCCACAACCCCCAAGTTTGTATAATTTCTAAATTTTTTTTGTAAAATTGCTAAACATATTAGGGTTTACCCTAATTACGTCCTTGGGTTGCTAGGGAAGCCTTATTTTCTAAATAAGAATCATTATCATTACGGCTTATACAAATCAATGACTTGCAAGGTCGGTCCTAGGGTTGCTAGGGTTGCAAGCCCTTTTTATTATTTTTTAAAATTTTTAAAAAAAAGCGTAAGCGTGGGGTATAGAACTGGAATATACCCTAGCAACCCTAGCAACCCTAGGAGCAAACCAGTATATTTTAAACCCAGGGACGCTAACCCATTGTTTTTTGTATTATTATGAGTATGAGTAAATACGTGTATCAGATACAAGGTGCGCTGGAGGACAATCAAAAACTGATTGGCTTTCGTGTTATCGTGTGCGACGCAAACAACATGGAGCTAGTCGACGTGCCTGTCGAGATCATAGACTCCAGTACGGTAAAGTATTTACAGTTTAGGCTTAGCATTACCGCTGAGGCAGTGAACATTCAAAGACTGCCCATCGGAATACAGAACAGGATACGTGCGCCGTTAGGGCGCTGGCTGGATTACTGGGTCAGTAAAAACTTTTATGGCTATATTAGCGACGGAAAAAGTATTAACCCTTGACTATTGGAAACCTGCGTACAAGTTGCAGGTTGGTGATTATGTGTTTGACCGCAGCGGCAAGCTGGTTAAAATCAAACTCATACAAGAGTACAGGGCGGAGGATTGTTTTGAGGTACAGTTTGACGACGCACTGTGCGTTGGGGGAGACTCTAACCTAGGATTCTTGGTAGAAACCCGTAAGTACCGCCAACGTTTGTGTAACTACAAGGGTGTCAACCGGTTTCGTAGGCCCCTGGCGCACACCAAGATCAAGGATGTGATAGACCAGCCGCTGTTAACCGAGCAAAATCGCAAACTGTTCTCGGTGCCAACCACGCAACCACTCACACTGCCGCACCAAGACCTACCAATCCCGCCGTTTGTAATGGGTTTTTGGTTTTTTAGTAAAAAGGCAAACAACTTATACGCTGCGTCAGAGAAAAACTTTGACTTTGTTAAGGAAAAGCTCAGAGACTACGGTTACAAGACAGTACACCGCTGCCTACACCGCACGGGCAAGCGTGAGTTTTACATAACACCGAGTATTGACTCGCACCTAGCGCCCAATATTCCCAAGCAGATACCAAACAACTACCTGCTTGCCTCGGCAGAACAGCGTATTGAGCTGCTCTCTGGTGTTATCATGGCAAAACACAGCCAGTATAACGGGGCAACGGACACGTTTAGGGTAACATCTCGCCATTTACCCACCGTGACACAGATTCAAGGCCTGGCGGAATCGCTTGGCTGCAAGACAAAGATACACCACAACGAACATCTTAAGAACTATACCTTAAGTTTTAAAACAAAACACGTATTGGTTCCATACCAGCGCTCAAAACCTGTAAAGGTTCATCATGCACGCAGGTATGTCACCAATATTTCCCCAATTCCTGCCCAATTGTGCGTTCATATTGAAACAACCGGGCAGGATAATACAATCCTTGTCGGAGAAGGATTTATCTCAACATGCTAACACCCCAACAAGAGCTCGAGCTCAAAAAATTTGCACAAGCCCGACCCCACTGGCCCAAAGCGCAGCTTGACGCGGCGCTATGGCGCATCAAATGGGCAATTCAAGCCCTCCCACACCAAAAAGAACCTGACGATGGAGAATATGACACCTTCCTTATGCTTGCCGGCCGTGGATCGGGTAAGACACACACTGCAAGCCATTGGATTGGCATTCGTGCTTGGATGTATGACAACACCCGCTGGCTCGTCACAGCCCCCACATCCAACGACATACGAGCGACTTGTTTCGAGGGAGATTCCGGACTCCTTAATATTATCCCACGTTCTCTCATCAGAGACTACAACAAGTCCCTCTTTGAAATTACACTCACTAACGGTTCCATTATCCAAGGCATCCCCGCCTCAGAGCCCGAGCGTTACCGGGGTAAACAATACCATGGTGCCTGGTTTGACGAGCTGTGCGCTTTTGACTACCTCGATGAAGCGTACGACGGCGTCCAGTTCACACTGCGTCTTAAAGACCCTAGAATTGCCCGTGTCCAACAAATCATCACAACAACGCCAAAACCAAAAGAACTTATCGTTGACCTTAACGAAGGAAAAATAGGAGGAGATGTCTATGTCGTCAATGCGTCCTCGTTCGACAATAGAGAAAACTTATCAGAAACTTTTTTCAAACAGCTTGAAACGTATGACGGCACTGACATTGGAAGACAAGAGATCTATGGTGAGATACTTGATCCAGAATCATCCGGTATCATCAAAAGAAAGATGTTCCGCCTGTGGCCAGCCAATAAGCCAACCCCAAACTTAGAGTACGTTATTGCCAGTTACGACCCGGCAACCTCAGAGAAAACCATGAACGACCCAACGGCATGCACCGTGTGGGGTATCTTTGAAAGAGAAGACGCAGGCACCAGCGTGATCCTGCTAGACGCGTGGGATGCCCATTTGTCCTACCCAGAGCTGCGTCGTAAAGTTATCGAAGACTTTAAGGAAGTGGTGTACGGCGCGGATAATGACTTTGGTAAGGGACGCAAGGCTGATTTAATCCTGATGGAAGATAAATCCGCTGGTATTTCATTGATCCAAGAACTCCAGGGCGCCAACGTGCCCGTGCGTGGATACAACCCAGGACGTGCCGATAAGGTACAAAGACTTAACATCGTGGCCCCACTGGTTGCCAAGGGCAAAGTGTTTATCCCAGAGGATACCAAGATTAAGGGCGAGTTTGCCGAGTGGGCTAAACGTTTTTTGCGCCAGGTATGCTCGTTTCCAGAAGCAGGCGGCCATGATGACTATGTGGACTCCTTGTCCCAGGCATTACGTGTTTTGCGTGATTCCGGTTGGATTCAACTCGATCCGCTGCCTGCACGTGATTATGACTATGCAGATGACACTTATGGCAAGAAGTTCGTAAACCCCTATGCCCAATAGGGCGGATAGCCCCGTATTCTTGCATTATTATATTTAGAATGGAACTATTAAAAACTCCCCACCAAATGTTGCTAGAAGAGGCAGGACAAACTCCAGCCTCACAGAGTATGCTCAATACTCCAAAGCAAATGTTGATGCAAGAGTCTGGTATTATGCCACATTTTGCGCAAGGTGGCAGTTTGTCGCCACAAGACATGTTAGCGGCCATCATTGCCCATGGTCAAGAACCACAGCATTTTCAAAAAGGCGGTAGTTCTGAAAAGATGACGTTTAACATTGGCAAAAACATTGGTGACAAAGTTAATGCACTAACCGATGACGAGATCAGAGAATATTTAAAAAGAGCCGGTCATAAAATTACCGACTACAAAGTAGTACCCCCAAGACCTAACACAGAGTTTGGGCCTTTTGAACACACTGCGGTTGTGTCAACCAGAGGTAATCCACAAAACCTGTCGGACAAAACTTGGGCGATGTCACAAGCACTACAGCAACAAGCTATTCCGGTTCAAACGCCAACACAAAAATTATTAGCTGGCCCTTCTGCACAAGACTGGGGTGGTGCGTTTAGTCCACAACACTTTGTGCCGCAACATGGTGTACAAGCCGCTGGTAATAAAGCGTCTATGCTAGACAAAACCAGAGAGTTTGGAAATAGAGCATTGCTTGCAGCAAAGCACCCGATTGAAAGCGGTGTGATGGGCAAAGTGGGTTCTGTTGCCGGTAAAGGTTTAATGGGACTTGGTGGTTTAGGAATTGCTGCTGATGCAGCAGAAAACATACAACAAAATAACCCAGGTGGTGTTGCACTTAACGCACTAGACTTAAAAGCATTACTGTCATTAAACCCAGGCTGGGCTCTTGCATCCGGATTATTGTCCCCTTCACCACTTGGTAAAGGAACCTTGGACGAGTACAGACAAAAAGACGGGTTAGGACAATCCGTTAATAAATATTATAACCCTTAAAGTAAACAATGGCACAACCACAAATACCAATGCAAATGGGTCAAAACTTGCCCGGGCTTGATACTGAAGAAAATATTCAAGAAGCCAGAATGCAAGACGCCGAGATGGACGCTTACGAAGAAGCGCTCGGTCTTGAACCGGATGAAGTTGAGGAAGAAGTTATTGAGCTAGAAGATGGCTCTGTTGTTGTTAACTTTACACCTAAAAAATCACCACAAGAAGCGCCAGAGTTTTATGCTAACTTGGCAGAAGAGTTTGACGAAGACATTCTTCAATCGTTAGCATCAGAGTATTTAGATTTAATTGATGTAGACCAACAATCACGCGAGCAACGTGACAAGCAATACGAAGAAGGTCTGCGCCGTACCGGCCTCGGCAAGGACGCGCCCGGAGGAGCCACGTTCGACGGAGCTTCCAAAGTCGTTCACCCCGTTATGGCAGAAGCATGCGTTGACTTTGCTGCTTCTTCCGCAAAAGAATTACTACCATCTGATGGAATTGTTAAATCAAACGTCAAGGGTGATTCAGATCGCATTAAAGAAGAAACCGCTGGACGCAAGGTGGACTTCCTTAACTGGCAGTTGTCTGAACAAGTTCCTGAGTATCGTGACGAGATGGAGCAGTTGCTCACTCAACTACCACTTGGTGGTTCACAGTTTCTCAAGTGGCGTTTTGATCCAGAACAAAAACGACCAACGTGTGAATGGGTGCCAATTGATAACATCCTTTTACCATACGCATCAACTAACTTCTACACAGCACAACGTGTAACCGAAGTACAAGACATTACAGAAGACACGTTTTTACAACGTGTTACCGCTGGTATATACCGCGACATTAATTCAACGTATTCATCTGACGCACCATTAACAGATCAAACACGCAGCCAAGAAGCTAACGATAAAATTGAGGGTAAACAAAACCCATCTAAAAACGTTGACGGCTTGCGTCGTGTTTATGAAATTACCTGCTTCTTGCGTTTAGAGGATGATCCCGAAACCAACGGCGCACGTGCACCATACATTTTAACAATTGACGAAACAACCAGCGATGTCATCGCACTGTATCGTAACTGGGAAGCTAATGATGAGAAGCTCGAGAAGCTCGACTGGTATGTCGAGTTTAAATTCATTCCTTGGCGTGGAGCTTACGCTATTGGACTACCTCATCTCATTGGTGGGCTTAGTGCTGCTCTTACCGGTGCTTTGCGTGCTCTTCTTGACGCTGCTCATATCAACAACAGCCAGACGCTTCTTAAGCTCAAAGGTGGACGAATTGGTGGGCAGTCAGACAGGATTGAACCAACACAAGTAGTAGAGATTGAAGGCGCACCTGGCGTTGACGATGTACGTAAGATCGCAATGCCAATGCCGTTTAATCAGCCGTCTTCCGTGCTGTTTAACTTGCTTGGTTGGCTAACAGACGCAGCAAAAGGTGTTGTTACCACTGCCGAAGAAAAGATTGCAGACACAAACGCCAACACACCAGTTGGTACAACACAGGCATTAATTGAGCAAGGTGCTAAGGTATTCTCCTCAATCCATGCACGCCTGCACAGATCACAAGCTAAGTCACTGGCAATTATCTCCCGTATCAATCACTGGTACTTGGACGAGATGGACAACCAGTCTGGCGCCGAAATTAAAGTTCGTGACTTTGCCGCAAACAACGACGTACGCCCTGTTTCAGACCCTAACATTTTCTCTGAGACACAACGTCTTGCGCAGAACCAAGCCCTCTTACAGATGGCTACATCTGCGCCCCCAGGAATGTTTGACCTACGTGCGGTATACCGCCGTGTGTTACAACAGCTAAAACTACCTGGCATCGAAGAAGTATTACCAAACCCAATGGGTGCTAAAGAGTCTAACCCTGCGCTAGAAAACGTTTCCATGACTATGGGTCGTCCTGCTGCAGCTTACCCAGACCAAGACCACCTTGCTCACATTAAGATTCACTTAGCCTATGCAAATGATCCAGCTTATGGCGGCAACCCTGTTATTGGGCCTGCTTTTTCTCCTCATGCTTTAGAGCACATCAAGCAACATTTAACGCTGCACTACTTGCAATCTATGCGTTCATACGTGGCGCAGGCAGCTGGCGGCAAAGATACACTTGACTTGCACCAGGAAAAACCGTTGGATCTTGAGGCACAACAAGCGCTATCTCTTGCTTCACAAATGGTAAGCGAAGACGCACAGCAAACTTTAGGCCAATACGTTCAACAAATTCAACAATTGGCGCAAAAAGTACAACAGGCCCAACAAGCCCAACAGCAGCAAATTGCTGGTAATGACCCAACTGCCCAAGTTATTCTTAAGACTCAGATGGCTGAAACAGAGCGTAAGGCTGCTGAATCCCAAGCTAAGATGCAGCTTACAATGCAACAAGACCAGCAAAACTACCAACTTAAACTGGCTGAGTTGCAGCAAAAAGTTGCTGAGTTGCAGACCAAGTACCATACTCAGACTGTAGTGGATTCCAACAAGAACGCAACTCAGATCGCTATGGCAGACATTAATAACGCTTCCCGTGAACGTGTTGCTATGATTGCGGCGCAACAACAGTTGACCGCAGACCAAGAAGCAATGGCGCACGAACAAAACATGACAGCGTTACAGGCATCACAGGCTGCGCAGCAAGAATTGCAATCTCATGGCCTGGAAATTGAAAAACATCAATTTGAGCAACAAGCCCAAGCCGTTCAAAAACAAATTGACGCACAACAACAAGCGCAGCAAAACGATCAAACTCACCAACAAGCATTAGAACAACTAGCAGCACAACCACCCAAAGGAACAATATAATGGCAATTAAAAAACAAGCTGGCGAAATTGGATTTCGTCAAACATACAAAGAAACCGGTAAGATTTCCACCGGTGGCGGCCCCGATGCTAAGGTAGACAACGGTCCATCTGGATCTAGTCGCAATGACAACTGGAAAAAAGGCGCAGCCCAATGCAAAATGACTAAAGATTCAAAAGTCGGCCCAGGTAAAAACCTCAAAGACATCGGCGGCGGAAATTTCTATTAATTAGGGCGGATTCCTTTATACATTTGTATTATTATCTGTATGAAGGACTTTATTTCAGAAATAATTGACCGCGTACGCGATCAGAAAGCAAAACTGGCGGATGCCGTCACCGCTGGGACTAACGTTCATACGTTTGAAGATTATCAGTTTTTAATCGGCCAAATAGAGGGTTTAAAGACAACCCTGGACATAGTCAACGAAATTTTGACGGAAGACGAAGAAGACCTGTAGAGGTTAAAGGAGCACTGAATAGTGTTTGATTTAAAAGGAAATGACGAGCCGGACACACGAACAGAGGAAGAATGTTTTCCTGTAATCGACACCGGTATTGATGTGGCTGGAGACCGTGTTTTAGTACAACTACGACGCGAAAAGTCAACCAGTAAAGGCGGAATCATCCTTGTGGATGAGACCAGACAGACGTTACGATTTAATGAAACAGTAGCTAAAGTGGTGCAAGTTGGACCATTGGCATACCGTAACCTAGACGCAGAACTATCTCCATGGCCAGAAGGCCCTTGGTGTAAAGAAGGCGATTTAGTGCGTACGATTAAGTATGGTGGCGATCGTTTTGTTGTGCAACCAGATGATGAGGGTTCTCCCGTAGTATTCATCACGTTGCAGGCTCGTGAAATCATTTCTCGCATTAAGTCGTTTGAATATGCGCAAAAAATGAAAGCGTTTGTAGATTAACTTTTGAAAGAAAAGTATGGCAGATAATGAAAAAGACGTTCCGATTAAGGAACAAAATGATGGCTCAGTACTAGCCCGTGTAGAAGAACCAGAAGGTTTTGACGACGAGGAAGAGCTAAAAGAAGGCGGCAAGGTTGAAGCTGCTGATGATTCCGATGACGAAGATCATCAAGACGATCAAGACAATGATAGTCAAGAAGACCAAGAAGATGAAGACGAACGTGAGCGTATTCGCGAAGCAAGGCGTGAAGAGCGTAGACTCAAAAAAGAGTTAATTAAGCAACGTGAAGTTTCATCCAAACACAAGATTAGTGCACTTGAAAAGCGTAACGAAGAATTAGCTCGCCGCTTGGCTGCAGTGGAAAACACAGCGGCATCATATCAGTTTGCGCAGATCGACAAGGCCCTCGAAGATGAGGCAACCCGAGTCGAGTACACCAAAATGAAGATGTTGCAGGCAGCGCAAGCAGGTAATGCGGCGGACCAAATGGAATATTTGGAACAGCTAACAGATGCTAAACAACGTTTACAACAAGTTCAAGCGTACAAAAAACAACAACTCGAGCAAGCTAAGGCACCAAAGCAAAACGTGCCTAACGAAATGTCTGCAGAAGTACAACGTAATGCAGAGCGTTGGTTAAAGCGTAACTCATGGTTTGACACACAAGCTCGAGACACAGATAGTAGAATTGCCAAAGTAGTAGATCAAGAACTCGCAGCCGATGGTTGGGATCCTAGTGATTCTGAGTATTGGGAAGAGTTAGATAATCGTTTGCAATCCCGCTTGCCCCACCGTTATACCGGAAAGGGCAACTCAAAAAACAGACGCTCAGCCGGACCAACAGCGTCTAGCCGCGTAGCAAACGAGACCAGCACAAAACCTGGCACAATCACACTAAGCCGTGAGCGTGTACAGGCAATTAAAGACGCTGGTGCATGGGATGACACAGAAAAACGAAACAAAATGATCCGGGCGTACGCATCGTATGACCGTTCCAACAGAGGATAATCAAAATGGCAAACACAAGAATAAAAAGAGAATCACGTGACTTAGACGACCGCATGGCCGACAGAGCACAAGAAGTCATCGAGCGTTCAACACACGCCGATGAAGACAGTATTGCACGTCGTGAACGCCTTGATGCGTTTAGAGACAAGTGGGCAAATAGTGCGTTGCCCGACCTTCCAGGCGGTATTATCCCTGGAATGCACTTGTGTTGGTTGTCAACAACCAATACTTACGACAGTATCGACAAACGTATGGCATTGGGTTATGAGCCAGTTAAAGCCTCGGAATTAGGTAAGGGCTTTGAAGGACTAGGCAAAATGAGCTCGGGCAAGTTTGAAGGCTGTGTTAGTTGTAACGAAATGGTGCTCTTTAAGTTACCTGAGGACATCTATCAAGAAGTAATGCGTATGCTCCATCTGGAGGATCCGCTTGAACACCAACGCAATATTACAGCGCAAGTTCGCGATACCGCGCAGGGTAATAAAGGTGGCCGTTCAGTTCTTGAAGGTGGTCTTTTGGAAATGGAAAAGGACACTGCAAAAGCGAATAATAAAAACATTCGTTTCCAATAACATTCTTCAAAAATAAAACAAAGGAAATAAACTAATGTCAACAACATTACGTCCCTTTGGCATGAAGCCTGTGTATCACCCAAGCGGTTTAGACCGTTCTGTACCATTTGCTGGTACGAACAGTTTTGTCACTGGTGTGTCATACTCTGCTCCTTACTCTTTGAGCGCTGGTCAGTCTTTCTACCAGTATCAACCAGTTGGGATCACGTCTTCCGGCCAATTAACAATTGCTGCTACCGCAGCTGCAACAAGCCCTGTATATGGCGTATTTGACGGTGTAGAATATACAACCGCTGAAGGTCGTCGTACTGTAGGTAAATCAATCTCTAAGGCTTCTTTAGATGCTGCCTCTGCTATCGTATTTTGGATCTTCCAAGACCCAGCATTAGTATACGAAATCCAAGCTAATGGTTCAGTAACTTCCGCAGCTATTGGTTCACAATACAACTTCTCCGCAGCAACTAACTACACTACTGCTGATGGTTATACCATTGGTACAGGTGGTGCAGGTTTCTCCACAACAGCTTTAGCATCTTCTGCTGTAGCTAGTGGTGCACAAGGTCAGGTTCGTGTAGTTGGTTTGGGTCGTGAAGTAGCGTTCCCATCGGGCGAATTGAACAACTGGGGTGACACATACACCATCGTTCAAGTCGAAATCTCTAACAACACATTCCGCGCTCCTAAGGTCTCGGTTTAATTAACAACGAAAGAAAGGTAATAAGCTATGGCAA